ATGTACTCGCCTGGTGTTGGTAGCGCAAACTTGCGTTTTGGCTGAGCAAAAACTGTTGATGCTTCGATTACTTCTGGTGCTGATTGTTCTGACACTTCGGTCTCCTCTGACTCTGTGGATTCTGGCTCGTCGGTTGCCGTTTCTGTATTATTGCTTATTTCATCCTCGGATGTGGGGATACTTGCGGCAACATCTGTGATGGTAGCACCTGCAAAGGCTGGCTGTGGTACAAGTGACAGCTCCATCCAATCGGCTGCTTCCACAATCATGGTGCCTTCATCGTTAAACGAAAACTTGGTTGGGTTTACGCCTACTGAAACTGAATCAAGTACGCCATCGGCTGCCAAGATAAGCGCTTCATCGCCTAGGGCTGTCGTTGAGACTTTGGCTGTAAAGTACATGGCCTCATCGTCATCTGTGCGCTCGGTTACAAGGCCAATAGCCTGCGATGCGTCATGGCTCATGTAGAGCTTGGGTGCTTTGCCTTCTGTTGGCAGTGAGCCCGGCAGGAAAGAAACTGTCTGCCCACCTGAGACTGTGGCTTCTGTGTTGTATGGCAAGGCAATGCCGGTAATGGTGCGCTTAGGGCCGTCCTCTGTGGCGGCATCAACTGAGAATGTGGAACTGGTAAAGCGCATCATGCGAGTGACTCCTGGGTATTTTCTTCTGGTTCGTTGTCGGGCATTTTGTCTGCTACATAGTTTTCTTCTAGATAACTATCTGTATCAAACTTTACATAGGTGCCACGCGGCAAGACGTTATTCATACTGAGCGTGGATGCAATGCAATCTGAATATGGCTTAACACCAAAAATGTATAAATCAGCGCGTGATTGTTCACTGCTGGTGTAGGCGTAAGCGCCAGTAGCGACGCCCACAAGGTAGGGCGGGACACCACATAGGCGCGCTAGGTCAAGAGCGCTGTACTGGGCTGACTCAATCATCAGCATTTTGTCAGGTGTAGCAGTGCTGGCTTCGTAGGTCAGGAACTCGTTTAACACTGCGGTCTGGCTATTTAATCGAGCCTCTTGAAAGGCTTGGCCAATCTCTGAAAGTTCTTGTGCGCTTAAAGGCTCACCAGAAGTTTGTTTCAAAACGCCACTAGGCAAAGACGACTGGGCATTTTTGTATCTGCTTTGCTCTACCTTGAGTGCCGTGGCAATGGTCTGTTCTGAGCTGTAAATAATGCCTTGAATTGGGCTAAGAAATTGAATGACGTTGCGGTAGTCAAGTTCATTACCAGCAAACATGATTGCTTTAGATGGTTGATAGAAAACGGGGCCTTGCTCGTCGGCTGTGGTTATTGAGCCCATTGGCAAAAGTTGGAATTTGCTTGGAAAGCCATCTTGGGTGCGTTCGGTGATGTACCACATAGCTCTTCCGTAAAACAGAAGTGAGTCTAGAGTCCAAGCCATTAGGTGGTTGTAAGTAACAGCTGGGTCTGGCTGGCGTAGCCAAGAGCGTGGCGCTAACGGTATTTCTTCCATTTCGCCTGTGACGTCATTAAAGATTTCTCCGTACATTTTTAGCGGCATACAACCAATTACTGAAGCCAGCAAATCTCGACTTCTTGAGACTGTGGCCAGCGTCATGGCGCGGTCACGCGCTGCACCAGATTGGTAGTTGTATAGGTTTTTTAACGGGTTAGAACTGTTGCCTACTGGGGCGTATCCGACAGCGGCTTGCACTGATGGCGTTGAGATAGCGGCTTTAGTTACTGGCTTATTAAAAATACCCATAGCGGGATTATCTCACATTTCGTGTTGGCAGGTGGTCATGCCTTGCCAGATTCCCGACAGAACTAGCAAGACACAACCGCCGATAGTTTACCGATTGACAACTACCAGCATGGGCTTTCCCGCTTGCTTTGGTCGTGACGCTAGCGCTGCCGCCCAGATGGTGCAGCGCGCTAACTCGATTGGCCCAGGCGAGCGCTTAGAAGATAGAGCCAATGCGTTTTGCTGGTAAATAGCTACGGCTCGGTTCATGTGTTCAGCAAGGTTTGACTGGCCCATGTGCACAAGTCGGCTGTCGTTAATCATGCCTTTAACGAGGCTGGTGTATTTCATTAGTTCGCCATATCCGACAACTTTTTTTCTACGCTCAAGAGATAGAGGGACATGGTTTTCTAGTGTCGGGGTGACAGCAACCATGGTCGATGGATGGCGGCAAGCATCAACTAGGGCCTGTTGCATTTCGGCCAGTGAGCCAACCACAAACTCAACATTGACATGAGCAACGCCAACGTCATCTACAGCTGCGCGAACAGCGACATAGCGCGACCCATCTAGCGATGAATCAACAGCAATCCAGCCACCCTCTGGGCCTTCCATATCGGAAAGGCAAGCGTCCCACTGTCCAGGCTGCAACCAGCAAGCGTCAGCATTCACAAACTGGTTAAGCGACCCGCGTAGAAAACTAGAGCGGTCTGGGTGGTCAGCGTCCAACAGCAGTGACTCAAGTTCCAATGTTTGGCCGAGCGCGGGGTTAGCCCAGCCCCACCAGCGGGTTTCCATAACATCCACCCCAGGTGGTGGCGACCATTCCGCAAAGTAGAAACTGCCCTGGCGTTTTTCATCTATGAGCTGCAGCCCTTGTTCGCGATATCGAAGCATGGCAATCGAAGCCTCAGTGCCGGCAGTGGAAGTCATCATCATGATTGGCGACCCGCCAGCGGTACGCACATTGCGCGCCTTCATAGTTGGTCTGAGGCTGTGAGCCAAAATCTGGTCGTCCACGGCATATATTTCGTCCACCCAAATTAGGTCACAACTTAGGCCCATTCCAGCTGATGGCGTGGCGGCCTTAACCAGCCAACGCGACCCGTCAGGCATCTCACAAGTGTTACGCCCATACGCACGTTTCAAAGTTGCACCAAAATACTCAGCCAAAATAGGGGCCACAATCTCAAACTGGCGAACAGCCAGCGTAAGTTCATGCGCCGAATTAACTACCGTTTGTGGCTTGCCACGAAGCTTAGCAATAGACGTCATCCAAGCCCCCAGAACTGCCTGGCCAAGAACGGTCTTGCCGCACTGACGCGCCACCGAAATAAGACCGGCACGGTTAATCAAATCACCCGTTTCAGGGTCAGCCTCAAACAAACCCTCAAGCGCGTAAACCTGCCAGTCCATCAAATCAACCTGCATATAAGTATGAGCAAAATCAACCACCAACTGGGCATACACAGAATTGCCTTTACGCACAGTTTCCAATCTGGGCTGCACCCTGCCAATCCTCGAGTAGTCCGCCTGGTCTTGGCCAGTTCTCGCCAGTTCCGCCTTCGGGGATACAGAGTTTAAATGCTTGCTCGGGGTGACTTCTTTTCCTAAAAAAATCTGATTTTGTAAATTTTCCGTTATTTTTGGTGCGGCGTTCATTGCTTGGTTGCGGGCTTGTTGTCTTGCGCTTGTCTTTAGGTTTACATAGCGCGCCCCTCTTGATGCGTTGCACTTTGCACAACTGCTTACTAAGTTGCTTGCCTCATCTGTCCCGCCGGCATCGTGCTCTAAGAGATGGTCGGCTTGGAATGTTTTGTCCCAGGGTTTACCGCACCAGTGGCAATCGGGGTGGCCTTCCATTAGGGCTGCTCTGTTGGCTCTGTATTGGGGGGTTATTTTTCTGTTGCCTGCCATGTGTGTGTGTCCTTGTCGGTGGTTTGTTGGTGATGCTACTAGCGCCCTTGCTTCGCTGCGGTTGCTTTCGTGTGTGTGCTGGTCTCGGGTGTTTGTGCCCCCCACATTTCACAGCTGTTCGCTGTTGGCTGCCGGACTGTTTAGGGTGGAACACCAATCGCCTTTTATGTCGTTAGGGAACGCTGAACAATGACTTATCCCCACTGCCATTCACGTTAAGTCATCTCAAGTATTGGGGCGCATTGCACTACCCCTGTCCCCAGGTGTTAATTCCTGCACAGTTCAATCCCGTACGAGGCCATGGTCGTATTTAGTTGTAAGAGGTTATTACTTGCGTAAGCCTTGAATGATGGCAATGCCCACGGACAATAGCAGTAGGTACCAGGCCACAATTACCATGACGCTAAACGCTGCGCTATGAAGTCAATGTCACTGGGTCGCCATAGATAGCACTCAGCGTGGCGTTCTACTGAACTGCGCCAGTAATCCTGTGCAACTGTCGTTTTACCTTTTTCTGTTTTTAACTCAGCAAATATAAGCCCTCTGTCTTGATGGGCCATTACTAAATCGAAGAATCCAACGCTGCCCATAGTCATGTACCTACCTGTACGCGTCATGGAAGGCTGGCTGTGATGCACTACCCAGCCGTACTGGTATGCCAGTGCTTTGACCTGTGCGAGGAATGACGATTCGCTTATGGGAATCATTTGTCTTTGCCTAGCAGAAATCCGCACATGAACAGTGAGATGCACATAATTATGAGCGTTACGAAATCAGCCATTGTCAATCTCCCAGTTTTCTTCATGCCATAGTCGGGTTTTTAACTCTTGGGGCAAAGCGTCCTTGCCAACGGCCAGCGCATAGGAATACAAGTAATCAGATTCAAAAGGCTTTGGCAATTGCCATTTGTACCAAACACCATCAACCAGTTTGTGCATTGAGGCCATTAGAACGGTTCCTCTGGGCTGTCATATACCGGCATTTCAACATCGCCATTTTTGAGCGCGTCAATCGCTTTGCTGACTTCAAATTTGGTCATTGTGCCAATGTTGTGCGGGGGCAATTTGCCCGCCTTTTTCAGTTCGGCCTTGTAAAGCCATAACTGCTTTTCACTAGGCAAGTTAGAGGGCTGTGTAATCGTGGTGTCTCCCCTGACTACTTTTTGCATCTCTTCTCGGCTCGGTTTTTTAGTCCAATCCGCGCCTAGATATCCAGCAGCTGCTAAAGCTCGGCCCTGTGATGACGTAGCGCAATTTTCAATCCGACTTGTGGCGTTCACTCCGCGGTCAGCAATTAGTTCTTCTGCGTAGTCCACAGTGGTCGCCTGGCAATCGTTTTTGTCTAGCCACAATGTGGTTTTGATGACGCATCTAACGCCATCGTCAAATACAAGCTCTGAATGGATAGCGCCATTTGGGTGGTCAATCCAGAAGGCTTTTATGCGTTCGGAGACTGGTGTGTAATCCTCGAGATTAAAAGCCATGTCGAACTCCCTGATATAAACGTTTTTCAACTATTGGGAAATGAAATTGTTTTTTAATTTCATTAACTATTCCTGTCCAATAATCAAGGGCTTCAACTGCATCGTCAATGTTTACATAATTGCCGTCTAAAGGTAAGACAACTGCATAACCATTGTCTCGTTCTTCTATTTCTAAAACAAAACCATGAGTTACTAAAATCCTGATAAGGCCATATATGAGTACGTCATCACAAGCCACGGGCTAACTCCTTTTCCAGACGGTCTAGTTCCGCATGGCAATACTCGAGCGCTGCTTTAAGCACAATAATTTCCTGCTCACGGGCATAGAGAAGGTCTGCCACG